CATTATGTCGTGGCACTCAACACTGTTAAGCTTACGTCCTGCTGCGCCTTTAAACTTGGCTACAACAAAGTTGAACAGGTCGTTAAGCGGGTCAGGTCCAGAGGCACGGCCACCAAATGTCTTCAGGCGGGCACCCGCAGGACGCACTTGTGAAACGTCCCACTTGGGGATGTTACCAGCATAGAGTTCTTCAACGACTTGGCGGTAGGCATCCGCCCAGCCTTCCTTGCTGTCCTCAACACATACAGTCAAATCGAGTTCACTGAGGATTGGGACTTCTGGCAGACTGCCAGTGTATTTACGCTCGACAGAGAAGCCTACACCAGTGCCATTGAGAAGGATGTAGAGCACTTCGTCAAAGCAGCGTTGGTGGTCAATGGGCGTATAGGAACAGTTGTAGCCAGCGGTGTTGTCGCGGCTCAGTGCGTTTCCAGCGGTCATCATAGCCCGCATGGAAGGCATAACCTCAAGGTTCAGAATTGCTTCCTCAAGTTCTTGAGTTGTCTCTGCGTCAACCTTGGGTGCCACAACATTGCTGATGTAGCGACCCACGGTCTCGGACCACGTTTCTCTGCGGCCTTCTTCTTCGATCCATCTGGCATAGCGGCTGGTGTGGATAAATGCCTGATAGTCCGTAGGCAGAATGTTACTCATTCGGTTGTTTCCCTTCGATCTGGTTGATACGCATCTGGCAATACCGCTGTGCCTTCCGCAGGTCCGTGATTTCTGATTGTTCTTGGGAGAGGCCATCGTATTTCTTAGCGCCTGCGCGGCTCGCATACTTGATGATGTTGCCACGCCAGAACTCGAAACCATTGTTCATTATGAAAACGATAGGTTCGATGTCCCAATGGGCGTAGTGACTTGGCTTCTCTGTGATGTCTTCTGTCATGATGCTGGTTCCCAAAGTTTGACTGTCTGTGTCGCTTCATCCCAATCAGAGTCACGAAGAATGCGGGCAAGACGCGCTTGGGTGAGCGCGTAGTCAGCCGACAGGTTTTCTTTCTGGTAGGCTTGGACCACAGCGTTCCAGTGTGGACGCTGGCCAAGTATCTTCTCGGCGGTCTTTGGTCCGATCTTTGGACAGCCAGAGTAACCGTCAGTTACGTCACCAGTTAGTGTCTGTGTGAAGAAGTAGCGGTCAGCATCATCGACGCTGATGTCCAACCTCTCCTCACTCATGGGCCTGTAGAGTCTCGAAGGCACGGACTTCATGTCCTTGTCGTCGGACACAATGATTGCCTTCGTGCCATCTACAGACCCAAGGATGCCCATGACATCATCTGCTTCCAAGCAGTCTACTTGAATGGCGTCGTAGTTCCTTTTGACCCACTCAAGCAGCCCTGCGTAGCCTACAGGCTTCCGCGTCTTCTTTCGGGCTGCTTTGTATTGGGGATCGACGGTCTTGCGGAAGTTGTCGTTACCAGAGAAGGTAATGACCACATCCTCCGCCATCAACTCTGCCTTAAAGTTGGCGACAGTGGTCTCAAACACCCGCCTAGCGGCAGCGATGTCTATGGATAGAGACCATATGTCGTCACCCCAATCGGTCTCTTCCTCACAGGACGTTGTAGCCCTGTAGAGGTAGAGGTCTCCGTCAATGATTAGGGTAGTGCGGGGGTAGGATTTCTTTAAGAACTTCATCTATCTCGCCTTTAACTTCCATTCCGACTTCGGTGATGCACCAGCGGGTGCCCCACGAGTCGATGTCCACTTTGGTTGTGATGAAGCCCTCAGATGCAGCGATTGCCACATGCAGTGCACCCGTGCGGGCAAAGTCTGACTTCACTGTGAAAGGGTTTCGCCATGCCCTGTCTAAGACGACATAGAGGGACACAAGGTTCTCGACGTATTCGTCAACCTCAGTGTGTGTCAGCCCAAGTTCGTCCCACGGAATGTTCTGCGGCGATGGCGATTTTAAGTCCGAGAGCAACGCCTGCCGCTTCCGCCATTCGTCTAGAGATATTACCGACATTCTCGGCTATTTCCTTTGTCTTACATGCAACTTGGATTTCATCGTGGACCCAGCCCACAATGTATGCCTCATCACCGTGTTGCTTTTTGATTTCGTCGTAAGTCATCATCACCCACTGCTTACTCACGATGCTCCCGCAGGACTGAAGGAGTTGTGAGAGGCAGCGGTGTTCGGAGCGTATCTTGAGTTTCCGACCATCAATGGCCTTGATGAACCCACGGGCGTAGGCGGTCTTCAGGTTCTTCTTGAGTGTAGCGAAGGCCGGGACTGCCTTGTCGTAGTTTGCCTTCAGTTCCTTGCCGCGATGGGCACCGCCGCCTGCGATGGCACCAATCAGCGCGTCACCCCCACCATAGAGCGTGGCGTAGAGCCATGTCTTGGCCTGAGCGCGTGTCTCTAGGCCTGCCGCTTTTTGGTTGTAGGTGTGGATGTCACCATCAAGTATCTGCTGTGCATATTCGCCGCCATCATATGGATGCAGGTAGGACGCCAGACACCTGACTTCGATGCCTGAAAGGTCACTGCCGCAGAGATACCAGCCCTCTGGAACAGTGAACAACTCACGACACTCCTTGCCATAAGCCGACCCAGTGCTTGGCACCTGACCTAGGTTTGGAGACTGGTGGGCTGCTCGTGACGATGTGGTGCCATTAGACACCAATCGGTGACGAAGGCGTCCATCTTGACTAACCAACTTCATCCACGAACCCTTACCCTCGGCAAGCATACCGATCCGCTTCTGTAACAAGAAGTATTCGGCAAGTTGCTTGGCCTCTGGGTAAGGCAGACTTTCTAGGACAGTTTCGTCAATCTTGGCCTGACCGTTCTCAGTAAACTGCTTAGGCTTCCAACCATACTTATCGACTAGGCACTTGTGGATGTGCTGGCGCGAAGATGGGTTGAAGTAGACAGTCTTACTTTTGACAAACAGTTCGTTGGCCTTGTAGCCAAGCGTCTTGTTGTCCCTCTTTGGTAGGAAGTCTTCAGTGACTTCCCAAGGCGGGAACAGGTCTTTGAGTGTGTCTTCAATCTGGTGACGCTTCTGTGCGAGGTCAGCGTAAAGAACAGCGGCCTTCTTTTCATCAAAGGTCCAGCCATTGCTTCCGATCTCCTTGCAGATAGACGCCATTCGATGCTCAAGATAGACGGAGTGCTCTGATGGCATCGTTGACATAAAGTGCTTGTAGAGCGTGTCTGTCACTTTGGTGTCTTGGATACAGTAGGTTAGCATCTCCTCGGAGAACGCCTCCCAACCACCATCATAGTCGTCCTTAAAGTCGCCCAGACGCAGGCCCCATGCCTTGAGGCTATGGGAGCCATAGAGACGCTTAGGAAAGGCCTCATGGCTAAATCCACGCTCGGTATCGTCCGTATACAATTCGTGTTTGATAAGCCTAGAGAGCACCAGAGTGTCCGTCACCGTGCCTTTCGGTGCGAAGTCTGGATAGACGATCTGAATTGCGGGGATGTCGAAGTCTACGATGTTGTGGCCAATGATTTCGTCGGCTTCCACCAACAGTGCCACACCATCTTCGATCTGATCTGGTCGAAACGCCCTGACTTCATCTGTGTCTGGGCTGCGAAGGACAAGACAGTGTATCCTGTCCATCGTGTCTAGTAGTCCGTTGCTCTCTAGGTCAAACACCCATCTCATCGGTTATCCCCAGAGCCACCGATAGTCCCACGCTCCATGCGGGAAAACAGTTTCTCAAGGTTCATAACGGCAATCTGGTTCAGCGAGATGCCAAGGTCTCTTCCCAGCGCTGCGACATACCAGAGCACATCTCCGAGTTCTGCGGCGATGTCTGCGCGCTGCTTATCTGTCAGTTGGAAGTCACCATCGAAACTGACGTTGTCGTCGCGGATCAACTTCTTGATCTTACCACCGACTTCACCTGCCTCATTGGCAAGACCAAGAGCAGGATAGATGACCTTCAACTTGTAGATTGCAGTGGTTGACATGTCTGCCTGATATTCGTTCAGGGTGTAGTTGTGTGTAGGGTCAACTGTAGGCATTTCACCTGCCTTTATTGAGGTGGTAAGGTTCAGCATGGCTTTAATAAGGTCGGCTGTTGTTAAAGGTTTGCGCCCCTCTTGTAGATCACTCATCCTTCTGTCCTCCTTCATCTACCAGTGAAGCCCACGACACAGGGAACATCTCTTTCATCACGTCACTGATCTGTTGGGCTACGATGCGGCTTTCATACTGAGTATCTTCCTTGAGGCGCAGGTTGCACATCGAAGCGAAGGCATCCAAGGAACCACTCCAATACCACTCAGTCATGGTGCTTTGGGGGAGAACCATACGGGCTTGCTCTGGTGCTACTCCATGCGTTAGCAGATCATTGTAGGCAATGAGACAGGCCCAGTTAGTATCGCCCCAATCACCTACATCAACGACACCTTCAGACCCCTGCTTCTTATCAGCACTACGTCCACGCCATACATCAGGCACATAGAACTCAGGTTCATCATCAACGTAACGTCTGCTGATCTCATTCCAACGTAGGAACTTATGCTTCACCAACTGACGGGCAACAAATATGGGTGCTTTAACATGGAAGGATGCGAAGGCATGACCGAAGGGAGACAGGTGTTCGTGGTTCGCAAGGTAACTGATGAGTTTTGCGTCTTTCTCTAACAGCCCTTCCTGTAGTGCAGAGTATTTCCAGTCACTTTTCTTACCGAAACTAACCCGCGCAGCGTTGACCACAGAAAGGTCACTGCCCATGTGGTCGATGTAGGACACCTTAATAGTTGCCATAAGACACATGCCTCCAAATCTTTTGCATGCGCCCGCTCGGACCTTTGCGGCGTCCGATCACTTCAATCTTCCCCATACGCAACAGAGGCTGAAAGCGACTTGTTGCAGTGCCGTATGGGAGATGGGGGAGTTCTTCGACAATCTCGGCTGCGATGATACCGCGCTTGCCAGACTTCAGGACCACACTCAGGATTTCCTTGTCTGCATGTGTCTCGTAGTCGATCTGTGGGCGGATGTTGATGTCCGCAAATTGGAACTCAGTCTGCATGGTGTCTCCATTAGAAGGGCATGAAGTGGTCAATAGACATGAGACGCCCTTTATCTCTGTCGTATTGGAGTTGACCCGCTGGCCCCACCTCGCCTGTGAAACGGTTCTTGAGAACCACTAGGTTTCTGATGCCTGCTGTAGGGTCTTCAGCATCCACCTCTAGGCCAATGCAGGCGTCAGAGAGTTGAGCGATGCTGTGTGATGAGCGTAGTTGCGCCAATGACACCTTCGCACCACCTTCGTGGCCTTGGTCGCCATTCGGTCTGCGTAGGTGTGATACCAGCACGAGTGCTAGGTCTAGTTCAGAACACAGGACACGGAGCCTGTGCACTATAGAGTCAACCATTGTGCGTTCATTGGTTGTCTCTCCTGTCATGCCGCTGATCAGGATCGAAATGTGATCTAAGAAAACCACATCACAGTTGAGACCATGCTTCATGTAGCGAATGCGGTTCTCAATCGTGTCCATGTCAGTGGAACCGAAGTGGTCGAAAAGATAGATAGGCCCCTTCGCCATCATGTCGTCAAAGCCCGTCTCTATCTCAGCCTCGGTCGCCGCCTCGTCATCAATGGTGATGTTCTTATTGATGTGGAGACCAACTAGGCCCTGAGCGGTTCGCTTGACGCTCTCTTCGAGCATCATCATGCCAACAGTGAACCCATCCTCGTGTATCTTGTAGGCAATCTCACGGATCAGAGTTGACTTGCCGACACCAGATCCAGCCGCGATGGTCACAAGACCTGTTCGTATCCCCTTCAACATCTCATTCAGTTTTTGGTATGGATACTTGATGGGGCTTTCTGCGTCCTTTGCTGTAATCACGGGGCGCATGTCAGACATGCTGACGATACCATCTGGGCGGAATGGTGCTGCTTGGTGGATGGCGGTGATGATTGACCCTGCGTCCCCATTCAAGAGGCACTCATTGGCGTCCTTGTAGGGCAGCACGGCAATCTTGGTCTTCCCAAGGGGTAGCACCTCGGCACAGGCTTTTGCGGCCTCTATGCCTGCGGTGTCTTGATCGAACATCAACACGATTTCTTCAAAGTTCGTAAGATAGTCGATCTCTTTCAGTAGGTGCTTCTTGGCGCTCTGGGCACCGTGTGGGACAGACACTGTGGCGAACTTGTGTCCCTGCACCTGACTAACTGTCATGCAGTCAATCTCGCCCTCAGTCACCACAATCTTCTTGCCTGAAGACCACAGGTGCCAGCCAAACAGGCCCATCTCTTTCGCCTCACCGACTACGGAGAATCGCTTGTCTTTTGTCCGCACTTTTTGCGCCACAGGCTTACCTTGGCGTGTCTTGTAGGTGGCCAGTTGCACCACCTCACCAGCGACCTTGCCAACAGTGTAGCCAAATTTGCGGCATGTGGCCTCAGTCAGCCCACGAGACCTGAGTTCCATGTAGTCACCGTCGATCAAGTCGCGGCGCTGGGCGGTCTTGATGGTCTGCTCGAAACTGTCGTCGTCGCTGGGTGTGTATGTTTGACAGGCGAAGCACCAATTTGATCCGTCACTGTAGAGGGCATTAGCGTCACTTGATCCGCAGTTGTCGCAGGCCTCGTGGCTAACAAACTCCGCCCCTTCTCGGTTTGTCTTTTCCATAATCTTCCCCAAAAGAAAAAGGGGCGACCTAAGCCGCCCCTCGTTGCTCTCACTTTTGCAGGCACTCTGCGATCCACTCGTCAGGGATCGTCTTGTGTGCCCATTTAAACCCATAGCGCTGACAATAGTCTGCGTAGGTGGTTTTAGACCCCTTATAGAGTTTTGCCTTCGCGTTGGAGAACACGAAGCGGATGTCGATGTCGGGGTGTTGCTGCTTGATCAGGATGTGTTTTGCCCGATCCTGAACAGACCAGATGCCCTTGGTCTCTAGATACCAGTGACCGCTTCGCTTTGGGAGTTTGAAGTCGGGAGTATACTTCGCGCTCCTTGCGGGTATCACATACGCGATGCGGTCAGCCTCATACTGCACTTCGATGTTGTGGGAATGAAGTTGCTGGGCGATGGTATCTTCAAGGCCTGAGCGGTAGCCAGCCGCAACACCCCTGTAGAACGCTTTGTCCCTTCTAGGGAGATTAGAAGTCAAAGTCGTCCTTTGTGAGGTCTGTCGTCACAGCATCCATCACATCCGTGGCTCCCATTACGAAGGAGCCTTCGATGGCGTCAAAGCCATCATCTACGCCACCAAAGCCGCCTGAGACTTCCACCACCTGAATCTTATCCAGCATCAGGCCAACACCAGAGGTGCCGCTGACACTGTAGAGGTTCAGGATGCCACCACCGCGCAGTTGGGAACCGCCGCCGATATTCGGGAGCGCGCTGGGAGTGATGGGGTTGCCTTTGGTGTCGTAGAACTTCGGCTGATATTTGCTCTGCACCTTGAAGGAGACTTCACCAGTCTCTTCGTCAACAGTGTAGGGAAGCCGAATGTTCTTCTTGTTGCCAAACTCTTCAGCAGCGGTCTCTTTGATCAGTTTGACCAGAGGCGCAGCGTCCTCCTTTGAGATGATCAATTCCGTCTTATACTTCGGACTGTTCGTGTCAAAGGCAGTGTCTGGGCGGTTCAGGTGGGGGTATTTTGCACGTCCAACTGAGGTCAGAAATTTGGTCACTTTAGCCATTCGTGTGTCGTTCCTTTGTAATAGAAAAAGGGGTGGCCACTACAGCCACCCCAGTCGAGGAAGAGAGGAGTGAAGAACAAGAGAGGAAGGGAGGGGAGAACGCTCCTGTTCTTCAATAGGGGGACAGAAGTCACGAGAAGCAGAACTGGCTTTCTCTGATGGCTTCTAGGTCCAAAGTCCCCTTGGTCGGGATGCTTCTTGGGAACTCGTGGGCGGGGTTTGACAGTTGCTGTCGCACCTCATTCTCGAACTTCTCAAACACACACTTTCCCGAATACATGTCCACAAAGGCTTCCCTGACGCCGTGGAACAAGTCCCACACATCGCCACTCACAGAGAAACTGTCGTGGATCATGAAGAAGTCCTCGGCGGTGCCTTCATCCAGCATCTTGCAGATCAGTAGGTGCATATGCGCTGCGTCACATCCGTGGATGAAGTTGGGTGCGATGCCGTTGCAGGCCTTCTTTACGTCACTTTGGTCCAGTTCCTCCTGTAGGCTGGACTTGGTGCGGGTGCGCGACTTGATGGCACGGTCATAAAGGAAAATCTTTATCTCCTTGCGCCGTGTTTTGCGGTAGTCCTGAGCAATCGGGAAGCCGCTCGGAGAGGTCCACCTGATAGGCTTGTTCTCCCGCGCCAGAGCCTCGGTCACACACTGCAACCACTCCATCGCCTCAGACACTGTTGGCAGAGTGTCTTTGATCGAAGAGTAGCATATTTCAGCCATGAACCGTGCGGCCTCAAACTGCTCGTTCTCTGTCGCCCCCAGAGGGTGCTTGTTGATCTTCCCATAGGCCACATCTCGTTGCAGTGGCTTCATAAGGTCTTCGACAAACTGGGCAGACATACCGACAGCCTTTGACGAATAGCCAAAGGTCATCACAGAGCGCTTGAGGGTGCTTCGCGTCACTCCGTAGTCAAGCCACGCCTTCGCAAGTTCACCTTTGGTGCGACTGTCATCCCGCCTAATGTTAAACGGACTGTCGTCGTTGACTACATCAGATAGCACCCTGATTACCCTCTCCGCGTTGGTGCGGTAGATGTCTGCCATCTCGTCGCTAGGGGCCAGATTGACTAGACGCCCCTCGGTTTCACTCTTGTTGATGCCACTATAGTGCTGCACCCCAGAGTTGGTCCCATCAAGAGAGATGGGCACATAGCACACGAAGTCATCCCCTTCGCGCTGATAGCGCTCAAGTTCAAACACCGCCGCCAGAAACTGAAAAGGTTTGTCGGCCTTGGACCACTTGTCAAAAGTGCCACGGTAGTCTGTGGCAATCTCCATCAGTAAGTCCCAGTTGTCGTCCACCCAGTCAGCCCGCGCCTGTAGGGGCTGCTTGGAGATTTTGCCAAAGTCGCCCGTGTTGGCCAGATGCACCTTTAGCCAGAAGACGTTGTTACCTTCTACCTGATATCCACGGTAGTAGGTGAACAGTGCCTTGATGTGGTCATCCCTGTGATAGTTAAAGTTTGGGATGAAATACATGCGGCCTCGAAAGTCCAAGTTGGCAGGCAGATAGAACTTGTCGAAGGCTGCTAGTTCGTGGGCAGTCTGCAAGTCCTGCCGCATGACCTCGGCGGCACCCTTCACCTGTGATACAAGTTTCTGGTGACGCCGAATGTCTGCCTTCATCTCTGCAACAACACTCCTATCCAGTTCCTGCCAGTTCTCAGGAAGGTGCGGGAAGTCAGGCAGTTGTGTGGTAGGGAACTTGCCAAACTGCTTCTGCTCATCCCAAGCCCATTGCACGGCTTCTAGCACTTGGTGGTTGATGGCCAGAGGAGTTGCCTGAAGGGCGTTCACTGCTCGGACATACTGAGGAGCACCCTGCGCCATTGCGTGGCGAATAGAGCGCTCCTGCTCTAACGTGGCTTGGCGCACCAGTTTGACACAAGAGGCCAAGAAGTCGTCGTGATAGCACCCTGTGTCAAAGTCTTTCCAAGGCTTAGGCTCCGCCAGCATTGGCTTAAAGATGGGACACATCCAAGGCAGGTAACGCTCTTCGCGCTCCAACTGTGTCAGTGCTTCCTGAGTGAAGGCGAGACGGAGGCTGGTGTTATTCTTACCCTCCACCTCTAACACCTTGTCAAACACGTCTGAGAACTCCAACACATTGGAAAGGACAGGGGCTGCTAGTTTGCTCCTGCGCTCCTTGAGTGCCTGACGCTCTTGACGTGTCTTCGCGGTTCCGAAGTTGAGCGAGTGAGTGCCATTCTTTTCCGCAATGATCCGCAGTGCCTTCAGTCGATACTTGGGAGACGTGTGGGCCTGCGTCACCTGATCAATCAGGCGCTTGTTGGTGTTGATGGTCTTGGGCCGCTCTAGGCCCAGCGCCTCTGCGGCTGCTACTGCCTCGGCATGGGCTGCTTTGTCGTCAAGCATCAAGTCGCGCTTGAGTAACTCTTTCTCAATCAGTTCACCAATGTTCTGTAGCACTTGAGTGACTGAATGATCCTTCAACACCCCATTAAATGAACACAGTAGGCCAACATAGGCCAACACATCAGGGTCAACAGATGCAAGGTCAGTCACCCAAGCAGGTGGCCGACCTTTAGTCTTCTTTTGCTCCTTTAGAGCCTGAGCGATGCCCAAGGAGACTTTGGGCAAGGCTTGTTTGAGTTTGTTGAAGTGGTGGGGTCTTTCAGAGACTTCAGTCGCCTCTAGGTGCCTGTCGTTCCACTTGTCTTTGCCAATCTCACGCATCCGAAGTTCATAAGCCGCGTTTGGCTCTAGGTCTCGCGTCGTCATGTCTGTGCTCTCTTCTGTGGTCCTTCTAGAGGGGGACAGAAGTAAAATTGTCTCTGTCCAAAAATCGTCACAGCACTAGAAATTGGTCGCCTTTGGATCAACCTGCCATCTGCGCGGCAAGTTGCTGTAAGGCGCTGGGCTTGGCCTTGATATACTTGCGCGTTGTCTTCTCGCTCCTGTGGCCAAGTAGGATGCCAATGACTGCGGTGTTTGCCTTGAGGTCATTGGCCATCACTGTTGCGGCAGTGTGTCGCAGGGTGTGGAACACATAGCGCTTGTCGTTCCGCAGCACATCACGCCGCATACGCCCCCAAGCACGATAGAAGCGGGTGTGCTCGAAGTATGACGTGCAATCATCACCCAAGGCACGCAAGGCTGCTCTGGTGCGCTCGTTCACAGGCACCCAGCGCTCGTGCCCGTTCTTTGTCTTGGCGAGGTAGACCCAAGTATGCCCGTTGTCATCCTGCACGATCTTGTCGGGCGTGACTTGGCAGATTTCCCCCAGCCTCATGCCCGTCTGGTGGCCAATGACCACAAAGTGACTGATCCAAGGTTCCTCTGAATCACTGAACCACTGTTCCACCTTCTCAAGTTGGCCCTTGGTGAAGTATAGGGGGCGCTGGTTGTCCTCAACGTGCCGCCATGTAAAGGCGGGCGTGTGGTCAATCAACTCCTCCCTCACTGCCTGCTTAAAAACCTTCGTCAGCATAGCGGCGTAGTGGTTTACTGTGTTGTCACTCAGGCCTCGCGCACCAAGGGCATCAAAGAACTCGTGAACATGGCGCGGCTTAAAGTCGCCAATGTGGCGCGTGTCAAAGTCTCCGTGCTGCGCGAATATCTCGGCTTTACGCACTGACTTCCTGTGGTGGTCTCCGCGCCACATCAGGTGCGAATGGTCACGGGTGAACTCTAGGAATGTTGTCATGTGTTCTCTCTCCTTAGAACGGTGGTTCTTCGTTTGGGTATGAAGGAACCCAAGGCACTGGATGCGCCTTGGGCTGCTCTGGTGCGCTGGGCGGCTTAGGAAGCACCACACCCAGCGCGTTGAGGGCTTGCCGCAGGTGCGGCGGAAGGTCAGTAGCCGAGCCCATAGGCCAGCCACAGGGTGACGAAG